TCTTGAGAACGTTAGTTCCACCGATGATCTGGCACTTCCATTTTTGAAAGTGTTGAGTCAACTCTCTCCACAGTGTAACAAGACAAGTAATAATTATGTTGAAGGTGCAGAACCTGGCATGATCTATAATACTGTCTCAGGTACATTATCTGATGGAGAACAAGGTATTGATGTAATACCTTGCCACTATAAACGACAGTTTATAGAGTGGGGCGAACGTGGTAAAGGCAGCGGTGCTCCTGTAGCGGTTCATGAAGCTGATTTTGATATTAGTCAAGCTCCAAGAGATGCTAACTTTCAAAACAGAATGCCAAATGGTAATGTGATTGACGAAACTGCCAATCACTATGTGTTGGTTGTTAGTGAAAATGGTTATGAGCAAGCACTTATAACTATGAAAGCTACACAAAGAAAAGTTTCACGTAAGTGGAACTCCATGATGCTTGGCTTAAAGATGCAAGGTAAGAATGGGCCTTTTACGCCTCCTTCTTATAGTCACGTCTATAAGCTAAAAACTGTACCACAGTCCAATTCTAAAGGAACGTGGTTTGGTTGGGACATACAAAAAGTTGGTCCTGTAACAGATAAGGGGATGTATGATGCAGCTAAATTGTTTTCACAAGGTGTAAGCAAGGATGTTGTTAAAGTATCCCACGAAGAAGAGGCTCAAGCAGCAACTTCATCGTCATATTAACATTAAGGGCGGCGCAAGCCGCCCTTTAATTGGGGACAAGAATGAAAGAGAAATTTATAGAGATCTTTAGTGGATTAAATAGAGCCTATGGTAAATTTATCCCAGAAGACAAAAATGATGCAGGAAAACTGCAAGGAAAAAATCAAATTATTAGAGAGCCTGACGGCCTTCCAGAGAAACTGTGGGAGGATCATTTAAACGGGAAAGTAAGTCTAGGAATAATACCTATTGATGAAAACAACGAATGTCGTTGGGGATGTATTGATATTGATAAATACAACGGCTTTAATCATTTACAATTAATTAAAAAGATTCGAAAGCATGGACTACCACTTGTTGTGTTTAGATCCAAAAGTGGTGGTGCACATGTTTTTATGTTCTTCACTGTCCCTGTGAAAGCGAGCCTCGTGCAATCTAGATTAAAAGACTTTGCTGCTTTTCTAGGTTGTGCGGGTTCAGAAATATTTCCAAAGCAAGTAAAATTATTGTTAGATAAAGGGCAAACAGGTAATTATTTAAACCTGCCTTATTTTAATGGTGATAGAAGTGAAAGATATGCATTAGATGATGATGGCAATCCTTGCACTTTAGAAAAATTCTATGCTATGCACCAGCTTTATGCTCAGAATAATGCAGATATAGATTTTATAAAATTGGAAGATTATTTTGTAGAAGGTCCACCTTGTTTAAATACTCTAAAACTTAATGGAGTACCAGAGGGTGGCAGAAATGAAACTATGACTAACGTTGCTGTCTACTATAAAAAATGTGGAGAGAAGAAGATTAAATTAAAATTGTTAAACGTCAATGAAGACATGTGTGATCCTCCTTTAGAAGAAACAGAAATAGATACTATTGTAGAGTCTGTAACAAAAAAAGAATATGATTATGGTTGTAGTAAAGAGCCTCTTTTTTCTAATTGCAATCGCAAACAATGTGGCAAAAGAAAATTTGGTAAAAGAATGACAGGATTAGATGTCTCACCAACAGGTCTAGAAATGTACGGGTCTGAGCCTCCTCTATGGTTTTTATCTTTAGACGGAGTGGCAAGGCCTCTTGAGCTGGAAACAGAAGATTTACAAAAGCAGGATAAGTTTCAAATAAAGTGTATGGAACAAATAAAAGCAATGCCGAAAAAAGTTAAACCGGATGAGTGGCAAGAAAAAATTTCCTCCTTAATAAGTACCGCTGTAGAAACGCCGGCGCCAGGAAACACTGAAACATTTATGGATTATATAAAAGAATGGTGCACTAATAAAGCTGCAGCAGTAGTAAAAGAAGAAGTTTTAGATGGTAAACCTTGGTTAAATCGAGAATCAAATAAAGAGAGATATCATCACTTCTTATTAAAAAATTTGCTTGATCATTTACAAAAGAAAAAATTTACTGCATTTAATCAAACAAAAATTACACACTTACTAAAAAGTGATTTGAATGGTTTCAAGAAAAGTCTACGTGTATCAAAACCAGATGGAAGTAGTGTAGTTCTAACTGTCTGGGCTGTTCCAGAATTTATTGATGAAACTGAGGACGTAAAAGTTGTTATACCTGATATGAAAGAAGAAGAATCCTATTAATGGTTGAAGTTATAAAGTTACTAGGCCCGCCAGGAACAGGAAAAACAACCACTCTTCTTAATTATGTTGAGAAAGAAATGGAAAATGTTTTGATAGATAAGATTGGTTATTTTTCTTTTACTCGTAAAGCTGCAAACGAAGCAAGAGATAGGGCTGTTGAAAAATTTAGTTTAGATAAGAAGAGTTTTAAATGGTTTTCAACTTTACATTCATGTGGCTATCATTCAATTAATCAAGAAGGCCGAACTGTAATGGGTAAACCTCAGTTTAAATCTTTTGCTGATAAGATTGGATTAAAATCTAGATTGTCTATGGACATGGAAACAGGTATGTCAGACAATATTTACCTTAATCAATACAATCTGGCGCGAGCTAGAGGAATATCTTTGGAAGAACATTATCGTAAGTATGTTGACAATACAGAAATTGAATGGAGATATTTACAGTATGTGTCGGAAGCATATGATCAGTTTAAAGAAGTTAATAAATATATTGACTATGCAGACATGCTTTATGAAGCAGTTAATGAAAATTTGTTGCCTATACTAGATGTAGTTTTTATTGATGAAGCACAAGATTTAACCCCTTTGCAATGGGCAATGGTGGAACATTTTGCATCAACTTGTCAAAGATTATATTTAGCAGGTGATGATGACCAAGCAATTTATAGATGGCTTGGCGCAGATGTTGAAAGATTTATAGATTATCCTGCAGAAGAAAAAACTCTTCCTCAATCTTATAGAGTGAAAAAGAAAATACAAGAATTTGCACACGACATAATTTACATTGCAAAGAATAGAATAGAAAAAACATGGAAACCACGAGAAGAAGAAGGTGTTCTTAAATACCATCAAACCATTGAAAGTGTTGATCTTTCTGAAGGTAACTGGTTATTACTCGGAAGAGATAAATTTATTTTAGACAAGATTGAGGAGACATGTCGCAGTCAAGGCCTGTGGTATGAAAAACAAGAAAAGAAAAATATTATTAAACCAATTCCACAAAGAATGTTTGATGCTGTTATTGGTTGGAACGATTTAGTTAGTGGTGAAATGATAGATAAGAAAACTATTAAGAAGATTTTCTTTTATAAAAAAGTATCTGACAAGTATGAGACGGAATTAGAAAAAATGAATGATTCACACTTATATGATTTAGACACTTTAAAAATTTTATTTGGTCCTTTTAGTGTTGGTGAATGGCAATACGTATTGGAAAAAATCAACATTCAGGATCGTGCATATTTAATGAGACTTGGGTTGGGCGATGAAGATATTACTAAAAAACCTAGAATAAAAATTTCAACAATTCATGCTGCAAAGGGCGGCGAATGTGATAATGTATTATTAACAACTGACATGAACATAAAGACATATTCGGCATATCAGAAAGATTCAGACGATGAGAAAAGAGTTTTTTATGTTGGTGCAACTAGAGCGAAAGAAGAACTACATGTACTACTACCACAAACAACTATGTATTTTAGGTTAACATTATGAAAAAGAAATTTGATCCTGTTAACTTTCCATCACATTATAACAAAGGTGATATCCAATGTATTGATGCTATTAAATCCTGTCAGGGATATGGCTTTCGATACTACTTACAAGGCTCGGCCATAAAATATATTTGGCGCCATGAGTATAAGAAAAAACCTGTTGAAGATTTAGATAAAGCTATTTGGTTTTTAAATAAATTAAAAGAACAGTATGAATAAATTTGTATACAATGCTCCCACAGAGTGGACACCGAAGGAACACTTTCCGGACTTGTCTAACGAGAAATTAATTTCAATTGACTTAGAAACTTGTGATACGAATCTAACAACTCACGGTTCTGGTTGGGCAACTGGTAATGGTTATGTAACCGGCATTGCCGTAGCAACGGCGGATTGGGAGGGTTATTATCCAATTGCACATAATGGAGGTAACTTAGATAAGACAAAAGTTTTAGATTGGTTTAAAGGTGTCGCTAAACTTGATT